GTGACGAGCCCGACTAACCAATATTCGAGCATGCGGGACACGGCGGTCTGAACCGTGCCGACCATGCTCTGCCAGATTCCCTTGAATGTGGAGGAAAAGCCCTGCTGCAAGGTGATCAGCCTGGCGAATTGGTCGGTTATGGGCTGGAATGCCTGCCGGTAGAGCTGGACGCGCTGGAGAACGCCTTGCCGGTCTATATTGGTCAGAGCGTTCTGATGCGCTCGCTCGGCTGCCTGGATCTGCCCCTGAAGCTGAACCAGCGCGGCGACGTTGTGTGTCGGATCCTGTGCCATCAGCCTTGCGCGATTCTGCATCGCCAAAAGCTCGATTTGGTACCGCTGATTTTCGTAATCGCGATCGGCCTGCAATAGCCGCCGTTTCGTGATCGTGCCCATGTCGAATTCGAACTGAGCATTGGCACGGACTTGATCGGCATGATCGAGGGCGAGTTGCTTCCTGTTCTCGTTTAACTGCTGCTCGATCGCCAGCTTATGCGCCGCGGCCTCTTGCTCGATTCTAATCTCTTCGGCCTTTGCGCGGCGGTATTGGTCCGAATCCTCCGTGTAGGTCGCGGCCATCTGCGCCGTGAATTCCCGCGCTTTGGCAACGCGCGCGTCATCCTGCCCCTTCAGGTTTTCGAGATCGATCTTTTCCTGTTCGAACGCTTTGCGGGTCGCTTCAGCGGCCTCTTTCCGTGCCAGTGCTTCCGCCTTGTGGGCGTCGACGCGCTCTTTCGATGCGTCCTTCACCGCCTGTTTCGCGGATTCGACCTCTTGCTTTGCCGCTGTCAGCTTCGCCGTGTAATCGACGAGCACCTGGCCACCGGACTTAATCGCCGCATTTTCGTCCAGCTTGACGATTTTCAGGTTGGCTTCCGCCCGCTCAACCCGGTTGGTAGCTGCCGCAAGGTCTGTCTTGGCCTCGATGGCGGCGCGATCGTCGCCAATCCCCAGGCGCGCGTTGTCACCTGGCGTCGCCCGGCCCTGCAAAACGGCGAGTTCGGATTTCTTCTTTTCGATCTGTTGCGCCAGTTCGGCGATGCCGGCCTTTCCATCACCTTCCTTGCCGGATCGTCCGCCGACCTGTTCGGCGACGTGGGCGGCAAGGGGGCCAAGTTCCTTGTATTTCTGGCTGAGATCCTGAATCGCTGCGGACACCTGCCCGGCGTTCATCGTCTGCGCCGCGAACGCACGGCCGATCTCACGGACCTTCGTTTCCGCTTCCGGCGTCATGCTGAACGGGTCGGAGAATATGCCGGGCTTGCCGCCCATCAGAACCTTTACCAGCTTCTCGCGCTTATCGAGATATTCGCCGCGGAGGGCCGCTTCGTCGCTGGCCGTGTCATTCTGCGTAGCGAGAAGCTGCGCCGCGGTGATCTGGCGATTGATCGCGCCGGTCGTCTTGTCGATCGTGTCGGCAAGCACCTTCTGGTGATCGCGCATAGCGTCGGAAGCGTCGGCGGCATCGAAGAGCTTCCCGACAAGGTTGCCGAGCACGGAGATGCCGATCGAAATCGCGATTCCCCACGGGCCGGACATGAACGATCCAACCTTGCCCAGTGCGCCACCGGAATATTCTGCGGCCTCCGCGAGCCGCCCGAATTGCTCGGTGACGATCATCATCACTGGCATACCGGCGGCAAAAGAATCGGTGGCCGACCGCACGCTATGGCGCAGCAGTTCCTTGGCTGCATAGGCATTGCCGGTGGCCTTGGTTTCAGCCTCTACGGCGCGGGTCGTGTTTCCCAGCGCCACATTCATGTTGGCCAGTGCCGTCGTCGTCGCCTTGCTGGCGTCGGCGAAGGTCTGCCCCATCTGCTGAACAACCGGATTGAGGCCCTGGATCTCCCCCTTCGTCTCCGCAATGCCGGACTTCGCACCCGACGAATCCACGACGACCTTTACCGCAATGATATCATCCGACATCGCGCATCCTTTCGGCAATCAACATCGATGCGGCCCGCGTGTCGTGACCCGGCTTGACCTGCATCAGCCCGGCAAGCTCGGCGATCGTCGGGCCTGTAACCGGCGTCTCGGTTTCGACCGGCTCGGGTTCAGCCTTGCCGATCAAGTCGATGCCGAGCGATGCAGCGATGGCAAGCGCGGCGATGTTCAGAGGCGGCCCGTTGCGCTTCCAGTGCTTGCGCATCGCTGCAACGTCATGGAGATCCCAATCGTCCTCGATCTCGCGCTTACCGCCGCAGCCGCCCGATATCAGCTCGCAGACAAGGGCGCGGATTCGTTCGGCAAGGGGTCCGTCGCTTCCGCTGGCGCCGGTGCCGGAGCTTCCCCCGCGATCATGCCCGACTCCTGCAGAACGGCCATGAAGGCGTCGCGCAGGCTCTCGACATCGCCGAGGCCAACCATCTCCTCCAGCGCTTCCAGGGTCAGGCTGGCATCGACGCGCTGCAGGCCGATCGACAACACGCCGAGGAAGTCCGAAGCGCTGGCCACCATGCCGGTGACGCTCGAAAGCGCGCCGGCGCTGGCGTTGATGCGATCGATATATGGCGCGGCCTGTTTCAACGCACCGAGCTTGTAGGGCGCGAGATCGAAGCCGCGCCCGGCGATGATGACCTGTGCCATTATTCGCTCGTACCCCACTGCAGGACGCGCCCGCTGCTGTCGGCGATCGCGTCGAAATCGAATTCCGGAATCATGAAGTCGTCCATCTTCGTCGCGATCTGTAGCTTGTTGGTGAAGCAGTTGAACAGGCTAAGTGTCAGCGCCTTGCCGCCGAAACTGTTGAACAGGTCGCAGCGGAACGAGGGGCCATCTCCCATTACCATATTGGTTACGGTCGATTTCGCGGCCCCGGCAAGCGCCGCTGTGTATTGGAACGATATGAATACGGCCTGTCCAACATCGGCCGCTGCGAAGGTGTATGCGCCAGCGCTGACAGAATATTGGCCAGTGGCTGGTGCAGAGGCGACGCGGAGCAACGATCCACCCGCGCTATTTCGCACCCCCAGGTCGGCAGCCCAAACGCCGGCATTCGGTATCGTCGGGGTGAGGATGTATGGCGTTGTTGGGATCACCGACCCTACGATATCCTGATAATCGGCGAATTGGCTCGAGACCAACGTCTGCCCGAAAAACAGAGAGTTCAGCGTGATCGCATCGATCCGGGCAAATTTTGCCTTGCCCCCGATTTTTCCTTTGCCGCGGCCCAGCGCGACGCCGAAATTCTTGGTGCCGTGCAGGACCTTGTTGTCGAACGAGATATCGACCGATACGTCTTGCAAAGTCCCAAGCAAAACAGGGGTCGGGATCGCAATCGCGCCACCGGCTGAATCCGTCAGCGGGGTGCCCCACATCGCCCCAGAGCCAAATGTGTACATGGTAATTCTCCATTGAATTGCCCATCACGGGGCGGTTGAAAAGATTAGAGCGCGAGCATCCGGATCGGGATCATCGCCACTTCGATATCGCCGAGCGCGCCTTCGCTGGTTTCGATCGCGCCTTCGATGCGCGCCCACTCGACAAGCCCGCCGAGCGTCTGATCCGTACCGCGCGGCTCCGGGTCGAATATCTGCGTGATCACGTCCATGATGGGATTCAGGACTTCTCCGGGCGATCGATCGACCGACCAGACGTAGAGATAGATCGTGGCGTCCAGCCAATATTTGATCGGTAGTCCGCGCGCGGCCGGGCGTTCAGCGATCTGCTTGCCTTGCGCCAGGAACATCGCCGGCATTTCGGATGTCGGTACGTCGGTCCAATGCTTCAACCGGCGCGATACAGTCACAAGGTCGGGTGTCGGCGAGATCATGGCGAACAGGGCGGAATAGATCGCTTCCCGGTTGACAGTCATGAGATGGCCCTCTTGACCGCTGCGGCCATCTCGGCGCCGATCTCGCCGGCCTGCTCCATGTCCCGAAGCGCCGAGCGCATGAACGACCGCTCGGGCAGGTTCATCCTCATGCTGTGCAAGCGGACATTGACCTGACGCGGGGAGATCGCGCGCCCGAACGCCTGTTTGATGGTCCGCATGTGCTGCTTGACCGTCACAACGCCCGTGAAACCGTACTCGTGAGCTTTGGCATAGGGGATCGGCGTGCTGAGTGTGGCGCCGCCGGATATGGTGTCGCCAGCATCAGTCAGAAAATCGGTGATAGCGTCTTGAAGGTGCCCGGAGCGGCGCTTGAGCACCTGTCCGTTCAGCTTGCCGTCGTGGATATTGCGAGCCAGCTTGAGCGCGAGGCGGCCAATGCCAACCCGCAGTTCAGCCTTCAGCCGGCCGTCAAGCGCGCCGAAGCGCTGAATCACCTCCGCATCGCCGACGATGTAGCTGTCCGTCATAGCGGCGCGACTCGCATGAACTGCTGCAACAAGAGCTTCGCGCCTTTGGGCATGGCATCGGTGATGTAGGAGGTGGTTTCGTTCGCCAGCGACTTCGACTGGTGGCCGATCCGGTCTCGCTCCTTATAGCGCAGCGCGATCCACAGATTGACCGCCTCAGAGATATCGACGGGCGGCGTCTCATAGCCGGCCGTAAACTGGACATGAATATTGCCGTTGCCGCGAGTGAACCAGTAGCCGTCAAGAATGATCTGCGTCGGCGTGAAGCGGTAGCCCGGCTGCCCGAAGCCCGCCTGTGCGCCGATCGCCTGCCCATCAATTTCAAGAAGCGTGATCGCCGTCACGGGGTATTCGGGCAGGGTTAGCGTCTGCGCGCCGCGACCGTCGCGCCACACCTCGACAGCACCCGAAAGGATCTGCCTGTTGAGGTACGTCTTGACCGCCGCCGAATAGGCAGGGATCAATTTATCCTCGATAAGCGCATCATCCGCAGAGGACGCGCCGGGGCAATAGGCGCGGAATGATTCCAGCGTCGTGAGGTCCCCGGCGGCCATGTCGGTTACGCCTGCGTGTCGTTGGTTTTGGGCGGCTTGGGCGACACGGGCGCTGCTGCTGGCTCGCCGTATGGCACGAACCCGTTGGCAGCGAGGCCGATGCGGTCGCCTTCGCCAATGTCGCTATCGATCGTCAGGAAGCCATCGATGACCGTGAATTGGCCAGCATTGAGTGAGACTGCGGTCACATCAACCGGGGCTGTGAATTTGGGCATGGGAGACTCCAAAGAAAAAGGCCCCGCCGGTTAAAGCGGGGCCAGTGAGCGCGGCGGGAGAAAGGAGGGACCGCCGCGCAGGGAGGTCAGGCGTTGGCGATGCCGGTGATGACGCCCATCGAGAACGGCGCGTAATGCTGGAGGACGCCGTCTGCATAGACGCCATATTCGTAGCGCCGGGTCTTCAGCGGCCATTCGAGCTGGTAATAATCCTGGCGCATCAGCATCCGCGCGACCTGTCCGATGCCGGAAGCATCGTAGGGCAGCATGTCGGTCCAGAAGAAGATGGTTCCGGCCGGCATGTTCGGGTGAACCGTCACGGCGACTTCATCGCCCGTCACCTTGTTGAGATAACTGCCAACCTTCATGCCGGCGCGGATGTTACCGGGATTGGTAGCGTCCGTATTCAGCTTGAGCAGCGGGGCGCCGCCGTTGGCGATGATCTTCTTCGTGATGTTCACCAACTCCTGCGCCGACACGAACATGACCGAGGGCGAGAGACGATATTTGTTATAGAAGCTGGCAAATGCCGCCTCAAACTCGGAGATGCCGCCAGCACCATCCGCCGTCAGTCCGGTGCCGACACCCGCCGTGCCGCCCGGCATCTGGTAATAATAGGCGTTGAGGGCCGGATTGAACGCCATCGTGAGTAGGCCGTCGAAGTCCAGCGATGACGTGCTGTTGTCGGACGCCGCAAGCGATGCGGCAGTCTGCGCGCCGCTGTCGGGGACAACGGTGATCGAGGCACTCGCAATGTTGGTAACGGCTGCCAGCTTCTCCGATCCGGCCACGCCGACATACCATGCATATCCGACCGCGCCGCGAACCGGCGTGACGGTGCAGGCGAGCGAGCCCGCGGTGCCCGTGGTAGCGCCGGTTGCCGCTGCCGACTTCTGCGCCGAGCCACCGCCGAAGGTTTCCGTGGTGCCATCGGCGTTGGCGCGAGTGATGACGCCGGGAACGACAGCCGTCGCGGCAAGGAAGCTCTGCCCGATGCCGCCGTTGTTCATGCCGACCGCATCGAGATACGCCTGCAGGCCCAGCGCGACGCAGATCACCGACCACGTTGCCGCGGTCAGCGCGCCGCCGCTGTTCGACGGGGTGACGGTCGGCGTCGGCGTGGTGCCGAGCGCCAGCGACGTGTTGCCGCCGAGAATGAGGCGCTCTTCCTGAATCATGGTGGACTGAAGCGTGGTCTGCACCGCGATGGCCTTCACGTCCTCATAGCCCTTGGACGCATAGCCAGCCTCGAAAGTGACATTGTTCTCCAGACCGAACGCCCGGAACGCTGCGAAATATTCGGACTGCGCGTGGGTGATGACGCCACCACGACGGCCTTCCGATACGCCCGCACGGACATTGCCGACGTTGATGTTGGTGATCGCCTTCCAGTTCGCCTGGATCGCGAAGCCGCCCGAAACGCGCGCGATCTTGTTGCGCAGCGGGGTCAGGACGGGGAACAGCTTCTTGGAGGGGCCTTCCAGATTGTACGCCTGCAGGCCGGTCGTCGCCGAACTGGGCTGGACGAAGCTCTTGATCAGATCGTCAGGCGAGCCCTGAGCGGTCTTGATCAGGTCGAGGGTGCCTTCGGTGGTGCTCATGATATTCTCCGGGCAAAAAATAGCCGCCCGGAGAGCCGGTGCGGCCTGTGTCACCGCCTTTCGGGCGGATTCGGGGGATGGAGATCAGGCGCGGACGGGACCGGCGGCGTGAACCTTCTTGATCTCGGTTGCGAATTCATCGATCGAGCCATCGGCCTTGCGCACGGGCTCAATCTCGTCGGCCTTGTTGACCGGCTCGGTTTTCGGAACGGCGACCAGCATGCCCTTGGGGGCTGCGGGAAGTGCGGCGAGGCGATCGACTTCGGCTTTGAGCAGCGCATTTTCCTCGGTGATCGGTGCAAGCGCCTTTGCGAGCGCGGCAGAAATCATGTCATCGACCTTTGCGAGCGCGATCGATTCGAGTTCGGCGGCGGGTTCGACCTTGGCGATAGGCTCTGCCACCTCGGCAGCGGCAACGGTATCCGCAGCCGCTTCCGCATGCTCTTCCGTCACCATGTCCATCAGGATGGCCGCCAGTTCGGTGACAGCGGCCTTCAGACGTGCGGGAATGGGGCTATTGTCGCCCTCATAGGCGGCCTCCCATGCGACATCCGATTGCAGGCACTTGAGGCCCGAGAGGATATCGGCGAGCGTCCCAACCTGCCAAAGCGACTTGTTCAGCGACGTGACCGGCGGGG